CGGAACTTCCTGCAACACCAAGGTCTCCTGCGGCTGGGGTGCTTACACCTCCAATACCACCAGAAACGATAGATCCTGTAGCAGCAGCCTTTTCTAAAATTTCTTCTGCCATAATTATTTCACCTCCTAGTGAATGTTAACGATATAGGTCAGCGGAATTGAGGAAACGCCCGCCCCACATCGATCCTTTCTTTATTTGTGTTTCTTCCTGTACGAACCCGCCAAGGTCGCCAGACTTACGGACAGCGGTATCATCTTCTAGTGAATCTACACGCTTTCCAAACTCTTCTACATTGTTTTTAATTCCAGCAACTTCCTCTTTTGCTGAATCAATGCTTTTTTGTAATTCTGCCATTTTGTCATTTAATGACTTTACGGTTGTCACCAAGTCTCCAAGTGCTGAAGCAACTGTGTTTTGAATCTCATCAACTGATTCTTGTACTGTATCTACAGCCTTTGCTAAATCAGCAGGTGCTTCTTCAGCACTTACTTCTTCAGCAGGAGTGGTGGCATCAACGTCTGATGCTGGTGCATCTGCTACTGCTTCTGCTGGTGCGTCTGCTACTGCTTCTGCAACTGCTTCTGCTGGTGCATCTGCTACTGCGTCCGCTACTGCTTCTGCTGGTGCGTCTGCTACTGCTTCTGCAACTGCTTCTGCTGGTGCGTCTGCTTGTGCTTCTGCCACTTCTGCAACATCATCATGTTTTGTAATTTCTTGATCTGCCATATTATTCCCCTCCTTGATAGGATTATCAGCCTTGGCTACTTTATCACCAAGTCTATTTTTCTGTGATTTTAATAAATCTTTTACCACAGAATTCTTTTCTGAATCGTTTGATTCTACGAAACCAATATTTGTCATACCCTTGTCACATGAAGGGCATGAAGAGTCTTCGTCTTTTGAAAGTCTAATTAGTGAATCTGATTCACACCAGTAAACATTTTCAAGATCTACTTTACTAATGATACCATCAATTTTATTACTACCGTCTGCTATTTTTTCAATTGATACAATATTTGCAAATTGATTAGCAGGATTATCTACTAATGATAATTCTTGGAGGTCATAGTCCTTAATAACCCTGATAGCCTTATCCAAGTCGGGGTCGTATACGCTGTCCGATTCCTTGATACTGCCACCAATAGAAAACCCAGAAAGAGTACCATCAAGAACCTTTTCCCAAGTATCTTGAGCACCTTTAGAAATATATGCATCTACGTACACCCCATTATAAAACTTATCTTCTTCTCTATTATAAAATTTATCTGATTTGAATGACATTACTCTACCGACTGCGATAGGCATATGCATCTCTCTTAGGTTACCACGAAATCTTTCAAAGGCTTTAACACTAACATCTGTTGGAACTATGTCATGTTGTTTGTCAACATTGTCAAGGGTAGCAAATCCTGATACCATACGTTTTTCTTTATCTACTTTGCCAATAGGCATAGATAGTCTAATATTATTTTCTTCAGAGTGCCAAAAGGCTTTAGTTAAATTAGTCATTCTACCTCTATTATAATAAGTGTTTATAGACACTTTATAATATTATAGCATTTATTCTTGAGATCTGCCTTCGCCCTGTGCACTTCTACCTCTTGTGGTAGATGTTGAGTCGGATGCGTTGTTAGTTCTTTCTTGGTCTCTGCGTCTATTTCCACTTGCCTGTGCTGTTTGTTCTGCTCTGGCTTGTGCTCCTAAAAGGACTGGATCTGTGCCACCTGGTCTTGCTGGGTACCCAATTCTTTCACGAACTTCATTTGGAACAACAACCTGCATACGCAAATATCTTTCGTCTATCTTACTTTGAGTATCTTCATCAGTTAAAGTTAACTCATTGAATTTAAGCAAAAGCATATCGGTCTTTTCTTTAATAAGTTTATTTATTGTCTTTTCAAGATTTCTTTGTGCTGGTCTAGCAACTTGCTCTTTAAAGGTTCTATCGGCAACTAGGGCTGAGGCTATTGATACACCTTCACCTCCACCTACCTTTGAAAATGGAACTTGGTGTGCCATTAAGATATCGTCACGATTTGCCTTACGATATTTTTCAAATGACCCATCTTGAATACCATTTTCGATTGGATCTAGTTTAAACTCTACCTTGTTATCTGGACCATCTGATGGAAGAGGAATATAAAGGGTTCTGTGATTTTGACCTTTTAGTCCTGCTTGCATAAATCTAAAAAACTTATCTTCTGCATCTGGGCTAAGTCTTGCACCCTTTAAAGTTGCAATATATCTAGGAACTGCTTTATTTTCAAAATAGTCAACATTGTATTTTGCTGCTAATTCGTTACCCACCATAGATGTTGCAGCAGCAACTGTATCTGGAACTCCATAGTATGAGTTCTTTGGAGAGTACTTCTTAATGTGAATTAATTCGTTTGGCCTAGGATCAGTTGTTACTGTGTTTGCATTTTTACCTTGAAAGTTTCTAAAATATACTACCTTTTGATTTACTATTTGAATATACCCATCACGCATACGGCGTACACGAATTGTAGTTGCTGGGATATGGCCAATGTAGCCAATCTCTCCATTTACTTTACGACCAATTTCAATATATCCGTTACCTGTTGATTCTGCATCAATATATGCTTTTTCTAAAATATGGCTAAAGGTATCTTCATCATTTAAACTTTCTAACCACTCGGTTAAAGAAGCCTTTGCTCTTTGTATTTTTCTTTGTGCTCTCATTAATGATTCTTCATTTGGTGCTTCTTCTAGTCTTGCCAATACTGAATCTGTAATTTCAAAACCATATCCAAGTCCAACTATGTTTGATACTTTTGCTGAAATTGCTGCGTGATTTGCAAATGAGTTTTCATAAAAATAAGAAAGTTCATCTAAATTGTATGGTGGTAGAACAACATCAAATAAACCGTAGGCTGTAACCATATCCATTTCTGGAAATAGTTGTTTTGACTTAGTATTACCAACACCTGTAAATGCCTTACTTACAACTCTATTAATCTTTCTTTTAAAATTATGATCTATTCCATTATAAGATTTTACTATTTCTGCATCAACATTAAAAGAATCTATTTTTTCTTTAGGTTGTGCTTTATCTAAATTATCTATTTTTGCTATTGCATCATTATTATCTTCCATTTTTTCTCATTCCTTCTTGGGCAAGCATCCATGCACCTATGTCTGTTTCGCTAGGAATTAATCCTTCTTTCATTCTATGAATTTGATTTTGATGCTCTTCGTCACTAACTCTATTTACACCAGCCATGAAATGGACCTTTCCTGCAGGAGCACCATAGTGTTCTGCCGCTTGTCTTATTTTTGCCATCTTTTCTAAATCATATGGTCTTCCTGGAACATTCATTATATTACCGTTACCATCACCAAATGGTTTACTGTCAAAGTCACATAACCAAACGTAAACTCCCCAGTCTGATTTTTTTTCTATTACTGTTAACTTAGGCTTACCATTATTTTTGAGTTTTGGCTTATTCATGTACACAAGTATACCATATTATACTGGTTTGACAAGTCTTGTCTCCCATGTAACGTTAGAAAATAGGTCTGCCCCATTTGAATTAAACAATATTGTTGCATTATCGTCAATTACTACACCAGCAGTTCCAGAATATGACTCTAAAATATTCTTTCCATCTATTGCAAACTTAAACAACTCTACTGGTGCGTACAACTCTGTCCATGTGTATACCAACCAATCATCCCATTGATTTTCTGTAGTAATAGACTCAGTCTCTGTTTCTATATCTGTAAACCTTGCTTCTTGCCAATTTCTACTTCCAACCGTAAAGTTTGATGTAATCTGTGGCTTTTCATAAATTGAAATATTATTATATAAGGCTCCTTCATATAGTTCTAAACTTCCAGATGCTAGGGGAGACTGTATGCTTGATCCAAAGGCTATTACGATAGAAGTCCATTTAAGTGGATTAATTATTGGATTTTTAATTAGATATCCATCTTGGTAAAATAGTATATCTCCTACGACTTCATTAATAATATCTGATATGAATCCAGTTTCAACGTCATATCCTTTTAATATACCCCTTTTTCCATTGTCTATAGGTTCAATAAAAAAATCATAAGTTTTATCAATAGTGGATACCCTGGCAATTTTTTTAGTAGAGTCTATTAAATTGTCTTTATTATACATAGCCCAAAATTGAACTCCACCTAAAAAGTATGAAGCCTTTCTATTTTTATTAATAGGTATTGAAAAACCTCTTTCTGCTTGAGAGGTATAAGGCAACATTGTTATTCCAGAATTTCCAGTCAAATATAGGTATGGGGAAGTTTCTGGGTATATGGTAAATGGATTTTTATCTTTAAAAGAATATGTCCTATTATATTTTGCTACTGGATATATTTTATTTCCAGTCCTAGTTCCTATTTCAGTAAAGGTCTTTTCATTGGTTACTAGAGATGATAATAACATCTTTCTAATTTGTAATGGTTTATTACTTATACCCTCGACTTTAGCCTCAATATGAATAGTTATATAGTAGTCTTTAAAATCAACTAGTTCTTTAGGTGGGATTATGATTGTTCCATCAACTACCTCAAACTTTGTTTCAACAACATCATTTGTATTATCAAAATCCAAAACCCTTCCTGCACCAATTTCTTGAGTATTTGTATATGTTGAATATGCAATATTTCCAACATTATCACTATCTTGCAAAGTAACATAAGTTTTTACTAGATCTGAAAGAGCATAAGAACTTGCAGAAGGAGAGGTTAAAACCTGAGTAGGAATATCAATATTAAACTGAATCATATCTAGATCAAAATACTGTAAACCACCAGCACTAGTTACTTGCTTTCCAAAATATGAAAGAGGTATAGAGTCTTCCCAATATCCAGCACAACTTACATCTAAGTTTAAATATGTAGGGGTTAAAATTGGCTTAACGGTATAGTTTCCTACATACTCCATATCTGAACTAGAAGAATCTGATAAGGCAATACCCTCATCGTCAAACAAACTATATGTATCCTTTTCGTGAAAAAATAAATTATTAAAAGTAAACTGATATAGTTTTCCAGAGTAGGTTGAGTCTCCATAGCCCAAAAGACTTAATGATATATTTTGTGGGTTAGCAAAAAAATTACCTAGGGTATCTGGATAGTTAATTCTTAATTTATCAATATCTATACCAGCAATAAAATCTGATGATTCAAGAATTGATATGTTTTTGATCAATGTATTATTGTAAATATACTTTAATCCACTAACATCTACAGTTACCTTAAAAACATTGTTGTTATTAGAGTTATAAAAATACATCAAAGTTTCTGGAGTCTCTACTGCTGGCAATTCATCTTCTGTTCTAAAGACTCCATATATTGAAGCCACATTGTTTTGAATTGGTTTAATAGTATCAAATTCTATTGAAGAATTAACATTATCGTACCCTAGATTTGGCTTAAGTGTAAAAAATGGTGCAGAAGCACTAGACTGTATAAGAAAATTATCAATATATATATCGTTTACAATATTTTCATTTGTTATACTTACATCTTGCCAAGACTGAGAAAGTATTTCATACCAGGTAAGAGATTCATATTCATTCCAATTTTGTGAAACTAAAGATGTAGTTAATGTTTGAGCCTCTCCAACAAATCTAAGTTCGGGCAATTCATAATCATCAAAACCAAGATATTTTGAATTAGACTCTAAGTTATTTAAATATCCAGAATTCCAAGGGTTCATGTCAGGATAATTCATAATGCTTGAATAGTTAGCAAATGGAAAATCTGTATAGTAAGACTCTCCATCAAAGTTTTCAGTAATAGACTCTGCTGGCAAAACTGCTTGTCCATATATAAATCTTCTTTTTGCAATTTGATCTGATACTAAATAAGGGTATATTGCAACACAATCAATGTCAAAAGGCTTTATGTTTTCATTACCATAAAATGCTAGCCAATCATAAACTTGATATGGAAACTCTAAGTTATTTATATCTACATCTAACTCAATGACAACGTCTCCATTAATTAAAACTGTTATTAATGATAGTCCGTATCTAATATCAACTAACATTGGTCTATACCATTTACCAACAAAATATGATTGAGAGTGTTTTCCAACATGCAATGTTAAATATTCATTTTCTACATACAGGCCATCTAAAGAAGAAATAGGTCCAAATATTCTTGCACTTATATTATTATTTGGACTTACTCTTAGCCAAAACTCTGCTGTTAAATTTTTGTATTTTCCACTTCTATTTAAAAACCCTTTTCCTGGAAACATTATAGAAGGCATACCGTCTGTTATTGGACTTTCTATTGAAGTTAAATTGTCTGATCCATATACCATAGAAAAATTTGTGTTTTTTGCCAATAACTTATTTTCATCAATAATCGCATATCCATTATCTTGATCTTGAAAACCATATGTATCTAGTGGGTAAACCTTAAAGTTAGTTTGTGGCAATATGTCTTTTATGATTTGAATACTAAATTCTTCTTTTTGAATTCCCTTTCCTTGATATAAGTATTCTTCAGACCATTGTGCTACCGCTGTATTATTAAACATTACTTGAAATTCGCTAGAAGATCCAGCCTCTTCAAAATAGTTAACCTTTACAAATGGAGTTATATAATCAAAACTTTCTGGTAGTAATAATGTATGATGCAGTGTTTGCCATATTCCACTTCCTAAAGAAGATATTGATGAGCCTACTACGGTCTCTACAGATCCACTGGTATAAGAAAAACCTACTTCAAATTCTTCTACCAAAGCACCATATTGATATAGCCATGTAGATATGCATATGCTATCTTTTGATAAATCTAGATCTGATATGTAAATTGGAGATGCATTTATTTGAGTACTGGTTACACTTGCACTAGAGGTTTTTGATAGTACTGCCAAGTCTCCGTCTGGAAAAGGATTATTAGGTGGATTTACGTATGAAGTTTCCCACTCACCATTATTGTTTAATATTTGCCAATTATCTAAACTGTAGTTAAGTCCATTAAGTGATGTATTAAAATAATTTTCATCGTCAAGACTCCACAGTGCTAGTGGATGTTCTGCAAAAACTCTTGCAGCATAAAGATTAGAAATTTTGGTCATATTAACCTCTAATCTATTTTAGCATGTTACTATTTGGTAATATCAACTATTTCGCATACCCCTGCTACACAAGATAATTCTTGAGATCCAGTAGTTCCATCTTCTTTTTCATACATTGAAAGTATTTCCCATTGAATATCTGATGGAGACTTCTTTACCCAGTCTTCATACTCATCTTTAGAAATTTCTTGATATGGGGCTTGCTTATAAGTATGCTCACTTGCTGGTAAGAAAGATACACCACCAATTGAATCAAAGTTATCAAAAACCCAAGCACCTACTCTTAGCCATTCATCTTCGTGGACATTGATCGTAACGCTAGGGTTATGCTCAGTCCAATAAGTTCTATAAATCTTCCACATCTCTAGATGATCTATGGCTGTTAAATCTTTTGTTATTGTTGCATTCTTTGGAGCCTTTTGAGGAAAATAAAATACTGTTGTTTCATCAGGCTTCATTACGTCTGGTTCATTTGGAATTCCTGAATCTTTTAAAAATTGTGTTAATGGATCATTGTTTGACCCACGAACACTTCTAATGTAATACTCTGAATACCACGGATGAATTCCGCTAGACACCCCGACCAGTTGACTTACAGTGCCTGAAGGCTTAACACAAGTAATTGATACGGAAGGATTAATGTTTAATTTTTTTGCTTCATCATTATTAACCTTAACCGACTCTAATCTCATATCAGTCAACAACTGCTCTAATGCTTTTCCTGCTGTTGAAGTAATCTTATTACCATAAATTCCAGTTAAAGAAACTCCTAATAATCTTTCTTCTTCACAATTATCTTTCCATGTCTTACGAAGATATTTAAAATTAGTTAGTGTTGATTGCCATGTTCCAAGAATTGTAGCAAGTTTAACTTTTTCCATTAAATCTTCTCTTGTATCTTCTGCCGAAATAACTACTTCTGTTAAATTACAAAATTCATTAGGACGAAGAATAATTTCTCCACATGGATTTGTTCCAGCAATCAAAGAAGCATCTCTTCTTCCAAAAGACTCTACATGTCTACGAACTGAGTCTATGTTGTAGATTCCTCTTTCTCCAGATTTTGATTCATATAGATTTCTCCACTCACGTAAAAATTGTGCAGTGTTTGGTTTAGTATTATAAACTGCTGAGTTATTTGCTAGTGATCTTTGTGATTGTGTTTCCCACCATGATCCACTTTTTGCTTTAGCCATTTCAAAATCATCAAGATTAGAAAGACTAATAAGTGCACTACGGCGTACTCCACCAACTACAACAACTTCTCCAACTTTACACATTAAATCGTGTGCTTCAATTGGTTTTAATCTACGACCTGCTGCGTTTCTAAAAGTATCTGTTGTAAATGTAAATAATGCATTAAGAGGTCCAGGACCAGAAGCACGACCACCAAAAGTTTTTAGTCTTGCTCCTGAAGGACGAACCTTTGACATATCCCATTGTGGAATTTGACCTTGTGATAATAATGCAATTAATTCTTTAAATGCTTTTGCCCATCCAAGTTTAGAATCTTCCACAACAATAGTTGTTGCTGTTTGATTAAAAGATTCTGCAATTATAGGAAGTTCATCAACATATTTTGATTCTACTGAAAATCCTACACCAGTTCCATTCATTAAAACATACATTGCTTCATCAAATGCACGAAGACTATCTACTGCAATAAAAGAACAGTTATATGCTGCAATGTGATCACGATCTAACGCTGGACCTGCAGTCATCAAGGCCCTCATAGAAGGCATAATTTTATGATTTAAAATTGAATCTTTAACTTCATCAAAAATTTTAGCATTTGGGCTATAGCCATAATTTAATACTAAATGATCTTTCATGAAATTGATATATCTATCTACCGTTTCACTCCAAGTTTCTCTTCTATTTAATTCAGGTATCCATCTAGCGTACCTAGAGATATGAATAAAATTCTTATATGGATCTGTTATTGACCCGTTTTGATTAATAAATGACATTAAAAATACAACTCCTAGTTTTTTGATTTATGAGATAATAGTATTGTACACTACATTTATGAAAGGATCAATATATGATATCAATACAAGAGGTTCATTTTTATAATAATTTAGTAGATGTTAATAAACTTGATAGTTTAATAGTTTGTCCATTTGTGAAAGATGATATTGTTGTTTCTAGAGTTGATGAAGATGACAAACCATATTTTTATTGCATTAGTTGTAGAACAACATTTAAACTAACAAGTGACATAGAACACACTATTAATACTATAATTAAAAAATTTCTTAAATAACCTTGCCTTTTTCCAATATTAGGGTTATAATAGTAGAACAATAAAATACTTCTTCAAGGAGGTAACTTATGAAGAGTGTAATATTATCGATAGTAGCGTTTATTTTTGTAGGAACTTATTCTAATTATGTAGATAGACATAGACCAATTTATACCGCCGAACCTTTGGTGGCTGTCCAACAAGGACAAGCCACCTTTAGCCCTTTAAAGGGGCTTCTAGAGGCTCGTGAGAGCAATACTGACGTTGCTGCTAGGTCTAGGGCCAACTTCACTGATCCTAAGTCTCAGAGGGCTATATTGGCCTATCAGCACTATGTAAAAGAAAATGTTCCCAACAAAGAACTATCCTGTTATTTTAATATCATTGACAAAGAATCAAAATGGAATCCTCTTGCACAAAACCCTAAATCAACTGCATTTGGCATTGGTCAATTTTTAAATAGCACCTGGGGACTAGTTGATAGTAAAAAAACTGAAAACCCATACGCTCAAATTGATGCAATGATCAAATATGTTAATTTAATTTATGGTGATGGATGTAAGGCTTGGGACTTTAAAAAATATAAAGGCTGGTACTAGAGTTCTCTGATCTCTCTATAAACCTTATCCCATTCAGGACCTCTTGCTTCAATACTATGAAACTCTTTTGCTAACTTATAGTTATTCTGTCTTTCAATATTTCTAACCTTTTGACTTTTTAACTCTTCTAGATGACCCAACCACTCATCTTTGGTATTTGCAACCCTGCCAATTCCATACTCTTCATATAAAAACTTATACTCTTCTATATTTTCTGCAATAAAAGGAATACCAGCAGCAGAATACTCTAAACCTTTTATAAATGATTTTGCAAGATTGAACTCAACATGTCTCAATGGAACTAATCCGATATCCATTTTTCTAAACATTTCTCCATAAGTTAATATAGGCTTCATGCCTTCGCTAGAAAATCTTTTAGCAGGAATTTGCATTTGCTCTTGAACCGTTGGGGCATTAATAATATGACCAGAGTGATGAAAACGTAAATCATTTTTTTCAACAAACTCTCCAACAAAAGGACTCAAAGTTTCTAGATCTCCAGAACGCCAAGGAGTTGCTCCCACCCAACCAACTGTTGGCCAATTACCAGAAGTATCTTTTCTCATTTGAAAGTTTTTAAAATCTAAAGAATTTCTAACCATGTATATAGGTTTATTTGGATATTGTTTTTTATAAAAATCTCTTAGAAAGGGAGTAGAGGTAATTAAGGCATCTGCTAATTCCATACCCCTAAAATAATGATCTCTATTATTTTTAGGATTAGTTTTAGGATCAGTTGAAGTGTATGCCATATTTGTTGGCTCCAAGCCAGCATGGTGATCGTCTACATCTATTACAATTTTTTGACCACGACTTTGTGCTTCAGGAATATTGTTAACTAAATTTTCTAACATCATAAGTTTTAATACAACTATGTCCCAACCATGAATTGCTTTTTTATCTGGAATTAATAATCCAAAACCATGTTCTGGAGAAAATGCTGGAAAGCCCATTCCAACTTCCCAATCTTTTTCTTTTAATTGTTGCATTGGAAGAAAACATCTATACCAAGCACATCCATTTGGTTGTAAAGGCTTAGTTCCCCATGACCAATCATAGGTTAAGAAACATACTGTAGGTTTTGACATACTAAACTTTCTATTAAGGGGTGGATAAGATTGTGTCCTATCCACCCGATACTGCTAGTTAATTATTTTTTCTTTTTATCTGCTACTTGGTTAATTCCAAATTTTGTATCTTTTGGATTAACTGCACGAATAACTACCCATGCTGCTGCTGATAGTGCTGAATTGAGAATTGTTCCCAATGCGTCTCCAGTTAATGCTGATACATCTGCACCTGAAGCGGTAAATTGTGTAATCAAAGCGATTACAAAAGCATTGAGTGCTGACTCTAATACTTTTTTATTTAGTAATGATTCCATTGATTGTCCTCCTTTTAAGAACATCGATTATATTATTGTACACCCTCCGTAGAGTGATGTCAATCCTTGTACCAGAATCCTGGCGACATATACTTTAATCCCTTAGTAACAACCATAGACTGGTGGTAGTAAGGATCTACTGATGGAAAGGCTATTAAACTTCCTGCGGTAGGTTTAATTAAAACTTCTTGTTCTTTAAAATATAATTCTCCACCATCATAATTATCATTAATATATAAGACTACAGATAGCACAGGAGATCTTTCATCATCATATGAATCAATATGAGATCCCATTTCTTTTCCAGTTGAATATTTGGCTATTGATATTGGTGTTAAATATCCTAAATCTATATTATGTTCATTTGCATAATCTTTAGAAGAGTTAACTATTGCATTACGAACTTTTTTATTTATCGATGTAAGTCTTTCATTAGTTTCATCAATGATAGAAGGATTAATAATTTTTTGATACCCGAAATCGTATGAGTCATCACTTGCCTTCCACTGTTTCCACCTTGTTATAGATGTAGTATTATTTAATAACTCATCTGTTTCTTCAATATCTTTTATTAAAACATAAGGATTTTCAATAACATCCTCATAATAATGTATCTTATCAAACTTAGTTATCTTCATCTTTAAATCCAAACATAATTGCTGATATCTTACTTCCTGCGGTAATTAGACTAGGCATATGACTATATGGTTCAACAGATGGGTATATTAAAATACTTCCAGCACTAAGTTTTAATGTTACATTTTGTTTATCAAACACCATTTCTCCTCCATAGTAGTTATCATTTAAGGTAATAATAACTGTTACACATGGGGAGTTATGTTCTCCATTAGAATCTGTATGAGGCCCTAAGTGTTTTCCTGGATACGATTTATGTACAATCATATCTGTAAATTTTTTTATTTTTATGTTATTTTTTATTTCATAATCACTAATACAATTTTCTAACTTATCTTCTATATCTGTTATCTTAACCTTTTTATATTCAGTAAACTCATAAGGGTTTAGTTCATGTATTTTAATACCATTAATTTCTTTTGTTGGATAAAAAACCCATGGATCTTTTTCATTATTTATCCTATCTACAATATCTTGATAATTTTTTATTACATCTTTATAATAATATATTTTTTCATTAATATATAGGTTATACAAGTTTATTTCCCTTGTCCCATTCTATTTTTTGAACTGCTTGCTCTTCTCTAACCTTTTCAATTTCCTTTTCCCACTTATCCAAAGTTTCTTCATCATATACTGCATCAGCATAATCCCAAAATGAAACCATTGTATACCTTGTTCCTTTTGTTATTTCTTTTACTCCATGAATATTTTCGTGACCACCTGGGAACATAATGAAGGAATACACAGGAGGTTTAAACTCTAACTTATGATCAGGGAAATATAGTTCTCCACCTTCGTAATCATCGTTTAAGTATAATATACCAACATATTTATTTATATGAAAGGCGTTTGGATTTCCATCATGGTCTGAGTTGTCTGAATGTGGTGCAGCAAATCCTCCAACTTTCCATTTTTGTGCATGAGATGTGTTTGCTCTTAATTCTCTTTCAAAAAACATCTCACATGATTGTTTAAACTTATCTCTTAAATTATCAAAATGTTTAGGATCTAAACCTAATTCAATAAGCCTTTGATCATGTGGTGCCAAGCCCATACCAAGAGAATTATAAAAAGCAATATCTCCCCAAATTTGTGCTTGAGACTCAAAATATTTAATCATTGCCTTTGCTTCATCTGCTGTAACAAAGTTATCAATTCTTGCAATATCGTTTTTATAGAATTTAAGATCTTCTTTAGTAAAAGTCATACACCCTCATGTCCTTTTCTATTCTTTCTTCTTCCATTTTACACCATATTTCTTTTCCATACTTTTCTTGATTTTTAAGCCATTCTTCAGAGCCTGTATGATAGAACTGGTAAAAAGATCTAATTAAATATCTTGGATTTCCAGATATCTTTTTAACACCATGTAGATAAGGGTGCTCGTCTGCTAAAAATTCAGGGTGTCCAGATGGAAATACAATTACATCTCCAGCAACTGGTTTATAATCTATATACTGATCTCCAACTTTAAATGATATTTCTCCACCGTCATAATCGTCATTTAAATACATAGTGCAAGTTAAAGCAAATTTATATCCTGGAACATCTTTCATCCATGGTACGTAATCTGTATGCCTAGACATACTCATTCCTTTTCCTACTCTACCCTCTTCGCCTTCGTCTGGTATATATTTGGAAAATGAAGGACCCATCATTTGCCAATCTCCAGGTAGGTCTAATTTATATTCTTTTAAAAAGTTATCAGTGCTATCAAAAAATGCTTTCTTAACCATTTCAAGATAATTTATTTCTTTTTGTAATTTTTCATTTTGTATACCAGAATGTATGGCGTTATTGTCTATTTGATAAACGTAAGTTCCAAAAAAACTCCACGGTTTCCAGTCTTTAAATAAATATGTTGTATCTGAATCTTCTTCTGCTTTTTTTAATATATCTACTAGATCATCACAGTTATTTAATAAACCTTTATATACATGTATCTTAGGAAATAGTTTAATATATTCCATTTATTTACCGTGCCCTACTATAGTCCAAAAAAATGGAAGTGTGTATCTAACACCAGCAGTAACTTCTTTTACCCCATGTATAAAGTTTTTATCTCCTGGAAAAAAATATGCTGCACCTGCTTTAGGTTTAAACTCAATATCATGTTGTGGAAAGTATAGTTCTCCACCTTCATAATCATCATTAAGGTACATTAATCCAGCAATGTCATAATATGGAAAATTATTTGGTTTTCCTGAGTTTTCTCCTTCATGCAATTCTTTATCTGCATGTGGTAGTTGATAATTTCCTGGAAACCATCTTACAAAAGCAGGAAATGTTGGTACGGCATTAACGTTTAAATGAGCATCTACCTTTTCTTTAAATCTTGCTAGTAGTTCTACAATTTTATCTCTAACTATATTTGCTGAATCTTGTTGTGCAATTTCTTTTTGATTTGCTACACGGTTAGCCCAAAAACTAGCATCATAAATCATAACACCATCTTTATCATAAACACTTTCATCTTTGTGCCAATTTTCTAAGTTAACTGCAAAGTTATACAATAACTCTTTATCTTCTTTAGTCATAAAATCTTCTAAACTTACAATATTGTCTTTAGATGATCCAAAAGATCCAGACGGGGTTATAGATACCCTATTTTTATCTGTTTCTTCCATTAATTTTTCTAATTCTTTTGGATTCATAATTTTATTTTACCATAGGACTATTCATATGATCTTCTATGCCAGTCTACATTTTTATATACCCCTCCATCAGGCACTCTATATTTAGCAGCATTATCAATATTTTTTTGAGGAATAGACATTGGGTCTTCAACAATTATAGAAGAAGTCCAGTTTTCTCTTTTAAACGGAAATACCTGAACAAATGGGGTTCCTTTAGGTATTACACCAGTCCAGCCTTCTCTTAAAAAAAATGGTAGGTTTCCATTAAGGTTAACAACATCGTTATCAATAATTCCAGATGTATTTATAAATGGTAAATCAAATCTATTAAATGGAGTTGTATACAGAGCACTATATCCTTCTGGTAATATAGTTCCCCAGTCTACAAACCAAGAGAAATGATCTAAGTAGTATCCGTCTGGTTGATAAAATCCAAGCATTGGTGGTCTTTCACTACAAAAACTTTGATTTTTTTCATCAGTTATTTTATGACGAATATCTCCTTGCTCATCTAAATAAAACTCTATATCGCAAGGGGTATACATAAAATATCCACTCATCATTACATCCATAAATGGCATACATGCCTTCCAACTAGCAATTTTGCCACCGTCTTTATCTTCATAATATTCTTTAGTTTCAGGGTTAGTTATAAATCTTTCTGCTTTTGTATACCACTCTGGTAAAGACTTAGATGCAGAAGATGGTTTAGTGCTGGTTCTTTCTGTTTGCCAAAATCTGTTTGTAATAAACTTTATTTCTTTGCTATCCACTATTTCTCCTATTATCGTTTATTATTAGTTTTAAAGACTTTACCTCATGTTCACCAATTTGAACATCGTTATGATCAGTAGCATTTCTATACCAGTTAGTCCATTCACCCTTTTTATTAAGTTCATATGCCACCTTGCCTCTTTCTTCATTATCTTTATACCACTTCTCATCCATATCAAAATCATTTAAATTTAATTCTATATCTGACATGCTAGTTAAAGATATAGGTACAAGTGTTGCAAATGGCTCATTTGCTTTAATTGTTATAGCCTTATCTGGCTTTAATATTTTTATAGCAGAAGGAAATTCTTGATCAAAAAATGAGGTACTAATTAAACTAGTAAAAGTTTGATATGAATCATTAAACATGTTTGGTACTGGCATATGTAAAAAACTAATATTGCTATCTGACTTTATAACTATACCAGTTTTAAAACTAACAGTTGCATTTGCCCTAGAGTTTTGTATAAATTCTTCTCCAGAAAGTATTTTTATGTGTTCTGGTGATGAATCACTAATTCCATCCCAAACAAAAGTAACATCTATTGGTAAAGATAATTCATACCCTATAGTATTTGCCAAACTTATAGGAAAACATTTATAGGCATGTTTTTCAGCAGTTTCTTCCATCCAATCTCTTTTTATTCGTGTTTGTTTTATATTAACAGATTGGTTTTGACAGTAAACATTTACTGTTGACATTAGTCTTCCGTATTATTATAAATTTCTGGTGTATGATACTTAGCACTATAATCCAACATAGTTACTAAAGAATATTTAACACCAGACGTTACCTTTTCAGCAACATGTGGATACATAAAATTAGAAGGAAATACGTACATGTCTCCAGCCTTTGGTTTAATTTTTAAACCCTGCAATCTAAATGACAGTTCTCCACCTTCATAATTATCATTTAAATAACAAACTAACGAAACTGTACAATTATATGAATATCCATGATCATGGTGTTCCATAAAATGTTGACCTTCACCATATCTAATAAAGTTAAATGCTTCCCAATATTTTAAGTCCATAATATTAAATCTAGATCTATAGTGATCTACTGCTGCAGCCTTTCTATCGTAACATTGCTGCCATATTTTTGCTAATTCATTATATTCTTTTGATCCATCATCAACCAAATCTGATTTTTTATATTTAAAATCAACACAGTCACGATAGTCTGGCATAACTTGACCATATCCTACTTGTGCAACTATCCAGTTATATTGACTTTCTGGGTTAGATAATACTTTTTCTAATCTATTGACTAAGTCTAATGATTCTGGTAATACATCTCTATAAACATATATGCCATTACCTAAGTCTTCTACTTCTGACCATGATTGAACTATATTTTCTTCTCTTTGCATCATGATGACCTTTCTGTTAGATCTATAATATCATAAAGATACTAGTTTAGCAAGAGCACTGTTTATTTTTTAATTCTTCTATTTCTTTAGTTAGTTCTTGTACTGATTTTACAAGGATAGGTATCATCTTAATATAGTTTATCTTTAATTGACTTTCATTAGAATCATCAACCATACCCAGCCACTCTACACCGTATTTTTCTTGAATTCTTTGTAGGTCTTGAGCAATAAAACCAGCATCATTTACTCCAGCAACTGACCCATCTCTCATATTCCATACATAAGATACTGGTAATAAATCTTTAACAAAGTCTAATCCCAATTCTAATGATTTAATATCTTGCTTGTCTCTTTCGTCTGAATAAAAGTTAGGTGGGAAGAATGGTGGAAAGAATGGTGGAAAGAATGGTGGGAAGAATGGTACTGGTGAAGGTGTAACAGAATTACTTATTCCAGAAGCAGTAGAAGTTGCAATTCCGTTAGACAATGTAACAGTAAATGTATAAGACACACCTGCTGTTAATCCATTGACAGTAATTGGAGAAGTTGAACTAGTTCCAGTTATTCCTCCAGGACTTGATGTTGCTGTATAAGTTGTTCCTGTTGGTTTTCCTAAATATGATGGGGCTGTAAAGCCAACTGTAGCACTTATAATTCCTGCAGTTGCAGTACCAATTATAGGTGTTCCTGGTTGTTTTCCACCACTATTTGATCCAATAATTAATGGCATTTTATACCTGCTTATTTCTACAAACTATATTTCCAGCAATAAATGCACTATGATCTTCTACAGATATAGCATATGTTACTTTTGGAGATTCATCTTTTGTTATTTCGGTAATTTCAAGGGGTACAAATTTATTATCTTCTTCACTATAAGACATTATCTTATTACCAATAGTTAATTCATTTGAGGTAATAAATTTCCAATTACCCCCGTCTTCTACTAGTACTGGTTGCTCTAAGGATACCCTTGTAGACTCATCATTATTAAATATTAAAGTTTGTTTAATAATTGGATAAACACTTTTAATTTTAGTTTTTACTAATGACATATCTTCAATATTTGAATGAGTCATAGCCCAAATATCTTGACCTACCTCTAATTCTTCTGCTCTTGCATGTTTAATAGAATCATTATCTCCTACTGTTTTAACTAATGTTTCTGCATAGATACATCCTGCAACGTGAATACTATTTACATAAAATCTTGGTGGGAAGAATGGTGGGAAGAATGGTGGGAAGAATGGTGGGAAGAATGGTGGGAAGAACGGTGGGAAGAACGGTGGAACAATTGCTGTTATTGAATTACTTGCTGCAGATTCTGGACCAAAACCTATTCCATTAGACAATGCAACCTTAAAAGTGTAAGCGGTTCCTCCAGTTAAACCAGTTACTGTTATTGGAGATGATGAACCTGTTCCTGTAAATGATCCAGGGGTTGAAGTTACTGTATAACTTGTTCCTGAAGGTTTTCCTAAATATGATGGGGCTGTAAAAGAAACTGTAGCATTTTGAATTCCTGCAGTTGCTGTCCCAATTGTTGGAGCACCTGGTAATCTTCCAGCATTTCCTCTAATTTTTTTAGACATTTTATGATGCTAAGTCTCCTATCGCAACCCAAGTATTTGTTGCTCTTTTTATAAGAGTAGCAGATGTCCATTGTGCACGAAGTTTTAATCCTGGGCTACCGTTTACGGTAACTCCAATACCAGCAGCAATAGTTGTTTGTCCAGATCCTGTTTGTAAAATTATAATTTGACATCCTATTGGAAAGGCTACATCAGAATTTGGTGGAACGGTTACGCTATTAGCGGAAGCATTATCTCTTTCAACCATTTTTCCTACATCTGATAAAACTAATGTATATGTAGCAGAACCAGTTTGAGCATTTTGTGGAATTCTTATGTCTGATGGTCCAGTTGATGTTATTGTATTTAAAGTTGCACTGGTTGCAATTACACTTGTTGATTCTAATGAACCAATTTTCAATGTATCATATGTAGCAGAAGTAAAATCTACCGTTGTAGATGGAAGAGATGTTACGTCAGAAAATAATTTCCATTTTCCAGAGTCTGAAACATCTTTAACCAATCCTGAATATTTTTCTCCAGAAGAATTATATTTAGCAACAGTTCCTAAATCTACAGAGTTTGCAGCGTTGTCACTTGCTAATAATATTAAAGGATCTTTTACTGATAAATTTGTTGTATTAATAAAGGTTGTTGAGCCACTAACTTGTAAATCTCCAGTTACCGATAAATCTCCACCTACGGTTAAGTCATCTGTGATTGTTACATCGTCTGGTAAACCAACAACAACGTTTCCTACAGATGCGGACACCGATACTTCGTTTGCTGTTCCAGTTAAAGAATTAACGGAACTTTCTTCTACTTCTGTCAATCTATCATTAATATCTTTAAGGTGAGCGTGAACACTATCTGAAGAGGGTGCTCCAGCACCACTATAATTATCTATTCCATAATGATATAACTTAAAAGCCTCAACTATATTTGCCTGATCGGTTAATGAAGGTATTTTTGTATCAAATTCGGTAGCCTCGTATCCAGAAGCATCACTTAAAAATTGTCCAGCCATTTTATCACCTTCCTAAATTATATCAGAACGTTGATAGTAATATTGAAATCAACAATTCCTACTAAATCTACTACCCCGCCACTTTCATCTTGTTCTGTAGCAATAATCTCAAATACTAAAGACCTACTTGAGGAAGTTACCAAACCTTTATCTACTACAGCAAATGAAATTGCTTTATCATGTTCTGGGGTTAATTGTATAGAAAAATTACTTGAAGTTAGAGTTCCAGGAGCATCGTTATATATGTCATTTACTGGTATGCTCACACTTACTGATCCACTTACAAATGTTAAAGGCTCAATTACACTATATGTAACTGGTTGAAATTTTAATACAGAACTCCACTCGTTACCACTAGGGGTAACGTTGTATGAATATATAACTCCGTAATCTGAGCCAAAATCTGTTCTTAAATATAAATCTCCTACTATTGCAGGCTCGTTAACAAATACTCCAGTATTAATATTTGGATCTCCTGATCCAGTGTAGATAAGACTTCCTCTTTGTCCAGGGGCACCAACATCTAATCCTAATTCTATAACTTCGGGTGGGCCAAATACTGTAATTGATTCTGTTGAAACTACTGAATTAATAGCCATTACGAAACCCTATCGGTAACATCTTGAGTTACAGTTATTGTTCCAGTCAATAAAGTATATTTAGTTGAAGCACTAGTATCACTAATTTGAACATCATAAACATATGAGTTAGCAGATAATAAATCTCCTACTGCTGGTGTAATTTTACAAGTTAAACTAGATGATCCAGAAACTACGGTTCCAAATCCTATTTCTTCTCCAGAAGATCCTCTAGCGGTAGCAATTGTAAATAAATTTGAATCGTACTCTGTTAAGTTAAAAGTTGTTCCATTTGCATTTTTAGGATAAATAATAAATTCAAAACTATCTCCACGATAGTAGTTAAAGTTGTATGTTGCTGGAAATGCCATATATACCCCTCACTATGCTGACAAGTCGCCTATGGCAACCCAAGTATTTTCTGCTCTTTTAATTAATACAGCAGACGCCCATTGTGCACGAAGTTTTAATCCAGGAGTTCCGTTAATTGTTACGCCTGCTCCTGGTGTTATGGTTGTTTGTCCAGTGTTTGTTTGCAATACTGTTAACTCGGTTCCAACTGGAAATGCTACAGAAGAATTTGGAGGTACTGTTAATGTATTTGCTGAACCAACATTCATTTCAACTATCTGATCTGCATTTGACAAAATTAATGTATAGTTTGAAGTTTCGCTATCAAATGTATTTAGTTTATCTGCTTTTGTTGCTAGATTAATTCCTGTTAATTGAGATCCGTCACCAATAAATGCTGATGCTGTTACGTTTCCTATAACACTTGCTGAGCCCATTGCAACTGGGTCTAATATTCCTTCGTTAAATGCAATTGTTCCAGTTGGCTCAGATTCTACACTTGAGAAAAACTTCCAACGTCCATCTGTTGCGTCTTTTACTAATCCTGTGTGTGCGTAGGAACCGTCATTATAATTTCCTACAAAGCCTATATCAACAAGGTTTGCACTTGAGTTACCAGCAAGATAAATCATTGGATCATCTACTTTAAATTCTGTTACATTTACATATGCTGTTGATCCAGAAACTGTTAATGTTCCATCTATACTCAAATTACCTGTAACTGTTCCTCCTGCTTTAGGAAGATAAGTTGCTGTTGCGTTTGATTGAGTTAAATATGTAGCAGAGCCAGAATCTATTGCACGTTGATTTGTAAAATATAATCCTGTACCTTCTGCTATATCTGTTGTGGTTAAAGCATCTGCATATGATACTGCTGCTGCAGAAGCACTAACTAGTCCTGCTGTTAGATTTAAAGCAATTATTGCTGAATCTGTATAATTTGTATTTGCAACTGAAGCAGTATTTATAATTCCAACTAATTCTACTTCTGATAAAGATATGTTGTTATTTATTGTTGTTTCTAAATATCCTAATTCTGCATCTATATACCCTGTCAATGCTCCACTGGCACTATCAACTCTAAAATCTGTATAATATATATTTGCAGCACTTGCGTTATTTATTTGATTAACTATAGTTGTTGCAAAGTTTGCATCGTCATTGAGGGCTGCTGCCAATTCGTTAAGGGTGTTTAAAGCACCTGGTGCTGCATCTATTACAGCATTAACCTGTGATGTTGCTTGGGATAAAGCATATGCTGAAGCACTTTGAACATAGGCTTGAGTAATTGCTTCTGATACAACTGCAAAAGTTGAACCATCATATCGATAAATTTTGTTATTTGTAGTATTAACCCACAAGTCTGTTTCTTTTGGATCCAAAGGGGTATCTGGACCAATGATTATTGGTCTTCTTTTATTGCTGGATAATGTCATTTATACCTCTATAAAATTATAACATAGTTAAAGCCATTATAACTATACATTAATTATACGACTTCTTTTGCCAGAATAACTTTTTATACCCCCCATAAAGAGTTTTTCCTATTTGATATAAAGAATTTTTAACAAACCTATCATCATATTTAGATCTTATAGACTCCCAACTATCTCTTTTAATTGGAATAATTTGAACTATTGGAGTACCCTCTGGAATGATACCCTCAAAATCTTGTTTAAGAAAAAATGGTATTTCTCCACCCATAGAGTACATGTCTGTATCCATAACTCCAGATGTTGTGGTAAATGGTAGATCAAATCTATTTAATGGGTGCGTAAATATTGCACTATATCCTTTTGGTGTTTGAGTACCCCATTTTAGATTCCAAGCATAGAGTGAATTTGAATGGCCACTTGGCCTTGGAAGAGTTTTTGCCATCGCTGGATTTCTATTCATAATTGGCTGTGGTTGCTCTGTCCATCTAAACTCAGTTATCCCTTGATCATTTTTACTTACTATGATGTCACACCAAGTTGTGATTGTATACCCTGTTAAAAATGAATCCATGAAAGGTGAGCATAGTTTAACATCTTTATTAAGTCCATTATCGCCCATAACCATTTCTCCACCTATAAAATTGGTAGCATTTTTATACCATTCAGGAATTAATGATTTGGAGGGTAGTGGGGTAGGAAGTTTAATATCTGTATCTAAATCCATTGGAATAAAGTTAATTTTCCTAGCCATATATTATTTATCTACCGTTAAAAATGAAACTATGCCTACAAGAACTATTAGTCCAGCATATGAAGTTAATACTGAATAATATTTCTTTAATGGAGTTCCAAAGTATGACTTTCCAATAGCCAAACATTTGTGAACTGGAGAAAGTATATATCCTGCATAATCTACTGCAAAGAATAATGGGAGGTACTCAATACCAAATATTGATACTGCTATAGCGGTAAATCCACCAAACTTGCTTGAACTCCCCAATGCTAGGCTTCCTAAGAATCCAGCAATTAAAGCAACGATCAAAAGACCATCTTGTCTTGCTGATTCAACAAATGACACTATGTGATCGCTGTACTGTGTTATAACGTTGCCTAAAACGATGATTAAGGCCACTACAGCAAGTGTTTTAACGTATCCTACTATCTGTTGCCTATCTTCTTCAATAGATGTCTTTTTCTTTGTTATAGACAGTTCTATATCATCTTCTTTTAATACCGCAAAAATATAAAACATAATAAAGACTAAGGCTGCAAAAAGAAGTGGTGCAACCCTTCCTAGAAATTGAGTATAAGTTATTCCCAATACTGCAATTGGAAGTATTACAGTTTTTTCTAATGGGGACCAAAAGTAATAATGGTGAGTTGCTAGATAGTCAACAATACCAAATTTTTCTCTTTTTTTATTATTGGGTGCAAGTGTATCCAGTACCCCAGCAGACACCACAACTCTACCACTAATTGGCAAAACTCCAGATACTGCAGATGTTAAAGCAACCACTGCTCTTTTTGATTTAATATTTCTTGCTAAAAACTCATAAACAGGAATAAACACATTATTTTTTTTAGCCACAAATGACAATGCCATTACGGCAGCAAGAAGAACTAGATATTCTTGATTATTTAGTAACAACGAGAATATAGATTCCATTCCACCAGTCCCTTTCAGACTCGATATCGTTCAAGATAACCTTTGAATATATTGGTTTAAGGTTACTTTTAATAATTCCATCTTGAGTGCCTTTTACTACCCCATCAAAGTTGGCATCATCGATAACAATTATACAGTAATCATCAAATGTTTCATAGTAGTACTGAATAGCCTCTGATATAGCCTCTGCTTCGTGAGGCCCATCATAAAAAAATAAGTTTATGTTTCTAATCTTATTTAGATCAGTTTTTAGCATATCAGAATGATGAACAGTAACATTGCTACCCTTTGAATATTTAGATATGTTGTCCATAAAGGTAGATTTTTTATTTTCAGGCATAGGTTCTTTTGTTAATGGATTTATGTCTGCTTTCCAATCATCAACAAAATGAGCATTTACTTTATTATCTTTTAATACCGCACACGCTGTAGCACCTATATAAGATCCAATTTCTAAATAATTAGATGCCTCTTTTGCGAGGGCATTTAAAAGAAATTGAACCCTATTACTAGTTAACCCTGGAACATCTACATCAATAGGCTTATTAACAGAATCTACTAATTCATTTGTGACTAGCGTCACATATTTATGAAATTCTTTTCCAAATTTTGCTTTCATTATTTTGTCACAAAATCCACAATCCCAACAATCAAATTTACATGTTTGAATCTTTTTACGCCAAATATCTATTGGCTTATCTTGTAAATTAGTTTCTTCTATAAATGGTTTAAATCCATCAAATAGATATTCTTCATTATTTGCATACCTTCTAATAATATCCATAGTTTCATATAATCTTGTAATAGATTCTCTGCCATGCATCTTAAATACATCAATACCATATTTTTCTTTTAATTCTACCCAGTCTTCTTTCCAAGGTGTTAAATTAGCAGTTTTAAGATATATTGCAGGGTCTTGAAAGTCCCACTTAGGACAAGACACTCTACTCATAGGATCAGCAAAATATTGAGGCATTCCAAGCATTCTAGTATTGTTCATTTGATAATGCTCATCCATCATTATGCATCCTCCAGCACAACCTTCGTTGGCTAATAATGAAATCACTACACCTGCTTTATCTTTTGCTTTTTTAATTTTTTCTAATTTTTCATAATCACGCATTAAATCACGATCTAGATTTATATATTTGAATCCTGCTTCTGCAAGTTTAATAATGTCTCTAGGTTCTGTTACGTTACGAAGTATTGTATTTTTTATAAATAACTCTGGAAACCTTGCTTGAATTTGACCAGTTGCTACCCAATGAGTATGTGGAATAGTTGCAGTTCTTATACCAGCATCGTATAGTTGTTGAAAATTATCTAAAAATAAATCAAGATTTTTTTGATCTGGCCTTACTTCTATATTATTAAAAGTAGCAGATACCTTTATACCAAGGTGTTTTTGAATATTTAACGCTGTTTCTATAGCAATAACGTCTGCATCTTCAGTTTTAAAAATATCACCCATAGCATCTTGAGTAAATGGAGGCATTCTTGAGGTAAAGTAAATATCATATATATGCTCTTTGTAATCAGATAAAAATTGATAAAACTCAGTAAACTGTTTTTCGTTTAATTTAGGATTAAGAGGTACACTAAACATTACAGATTAAATTCTGGTTCTGTTACAATACCCTCTTCTTCTTGTTGAGAGTATGGCATATGTATGCCAAATCTTGTGTGCAATACAACATTTAAATCTTTAATTGTATTAGCGTTCTTTATTAACTGATCTATAATTTGTTGTTTTGATAATAGGGTAGCAACTTTTTGATTATAATCATTTACCTTTTCTACTACCTTGGATGCCAAATCTGATACAGATATTCCTCTTTCTGTAGCAAGTATTGTTAAAACTGGGGTAGAAGATGTATTATCTTTCATATATCCAAATGCCTCTTTCTTTTGTTCATCCCAACTAATCATTTCTACATTAGATGAGTTAACGTTTAATTTTTCTAGTTCTCTATTATAGTGCATATGTAGCATTTTTGTCATTACTGCTTTCATAAATAATACTGTATTGGCAATATCATCTTCTGTAAGATAGTATTTAACCTTTTCTGATAAAGGTTCCATAGATTCTGCAAATATTTGTTTTTCAAAAGTGTTAGGTTTTACACTTATATAATCTCTTGATATGCCAGCAAACTTCCATGCCTTAGCCACATTTTCTGGTACTACCATTCCATTGTATTTTGTTAAATCAGTTCTACTTTCAGCCTCTGGAGGTAAGTATCCTACTGTATGATGCAACCAATGTCCGTATCTTTGAATTGGTGCTAATTCTTGATCTGTCTTACTCTCTAAAATTAAATACATGCTGTCCCTCCAATTGTTGCTTATCATTATTTCCCTGAATTATTTCTAAAGTTCTTTGTTGCATAGAGTTTATTTCTATTTGTTTTTGAGTAGAAAATGAAATAGCATATTTCATAGTTTCGTATTGATGGTCTGGATCTAATTGTAGAATTGCTTCCATATTTCCAGCACCTATTCTTCCATAAGATATCATATCTAGTGCTGCTTGTCTACCAAGTCTTTCTGTCCAATATTCTTTTTCAAGTCTTTCTTCTTCCTCTTCATTTCCATAAATTTCTAACATATTTCTTCCATCTGGTAATAATGCTTCTCCAGAGTCGATCATTGAATTAATTAAATCTAAATATTTTTGTCTTTCTTTATATGCTGCTTCTAGCCTTCTTAATACTCTATTTTTATCTTGAATATTTTTTCTTATTTCAATGTCATGAAGTTTTTTTTGAATTTTAGATTTAGCATTATCTTTCATCTCTTCTTCAAGATCTGCTTGTGTTTGATATTTTTCTGCTAGTAATTCCATATCTTCTAGCATTTCTTCACGAGTTCTTAACTCAATCAAAAATTGTCTAAATTTTGCATACGTAGTAAATTGAGCATTTCCAATAAAGTGATCTATCTTAAATTTTGGTGTGCCAAATTCTTTTTTAACAACAATATCTAATAAATTTCTATCTTTATCTGACAAGTTATTTGTTTCAGTTAGTATATTTATATCTTTATTCATTAATCTCTCCAATATGCGTGTCCAGAACTTCTACCTGGTGCTCCAGTAGGTTGCATAGATGCTCCACCTTCATAACCAGTATCAGTATTATAACTCCATCTCCAAGATCTATTGTTTTGCCCTTGAGCATTATACATACCAAGCATATATTGATGATATTGACCCATTGTCATATTTTCTTCTCCTGAATCTCCAATTGGTTTTGTATATGTTGTAATTTGTGAATCTGTTGTTAGATTCCATTTTCTAAGATTAAATCCACCATTATAACTACCTTCATTTCCAGCATATCCAACATTTAATTTTGTAGGCATAGATTTTTGTTGTCCATGTGCACCAATTCTAACTCCAGATGACATAGTTTCTGTTGCAAAAACTAATTTCATACTTGTAGAGTCTGCGTGGTAGTATCCAGCAGTTTCTGTAAACACTCCTCCAGCACCAGTTCCATCATTTTGCAAAAATGATAAACCAAATGTTGTTCCAGCAGTTTCTGTTGCTAGATTAAATCTTGCTACCACCGAAGATCCTAGTCCATTAGCAATCCAAGCCTTTGCTGTTTCGTCTTGTTGAACAGTTGCAGCATCTGCTACTGTAACTGGTGTATCCATTGCTGATTGTTTTGTATATGCACTATTTGTTCTCATATTAAATACCGATGTATTTGTAAATGCACCTACTCCACCAGTTCCCCATATAAAAGCCCTATCTCTATTATGGGCACCAGAAGTATAGTTTGCACTATTTTGCAATAAATCTCCTAGATTTGTGGATATGTCAGTAGATACATTTATAATATTAACATTTCTCCAAGGTACATTGTCTTTATACCCCGCTGCTGTATACCCATAGTTAATAATTTGTCTAAATAAGAAAGGAACTGTTACTGTAATATTTAATGTAGCATCAGTTGAGTTTCCAATTGAATCTGTTGCTCTAATTGTTGGACTATATAAAACTGATGGTGCATTTGTATACACTTCATTATATGTTCCACTTAAAACACCTGTACTTGAATTAAGAGTTGATCCAGGTGGTAAAGATCCAGATGCTAAAGAATATGTCATAGCATTTGATTCTTCATCAGTAAATCCATTATTAATTGAAAATGCTGTAGCATATGTTGCAGAATATGTTGATGTTGCACCAAATATAGGTTCTGCGTTTACAACAATACTTGTTGAGGCAGAAGTTGCTTGTCCATCAGCATTTGTTACTATAAAGTTTGTATATGTATTTGGAGGAACAACATTTACTCCAGTATCAATTGTTATTTGTGTTGATGTATGAGAAACTTGTGAGGATGGTACAGTAAAAGCATTCATAACAACAGTTGGTGAATCAAAATTTTGTCCACTAATATTTATAATTGCTGCAAAGTTAGGATCAATTCTATTTGCTGAAGTTGCACCAGATGTTACTGAAATGCTATTTATAACTGGTGATTGAGTAAAGAATGTATACCATCCTTGTTCAGTATATGATTCAAAAGATTTATTTGTTGTATTATAAATAATAGTTCCAAATGCTGCAGACACTGGTCTTGCAGATGCTGAAACTTGAGCAATGTTTCCAATTGTATCCCAATGTGATCCAGTATATACTTTTATAACTGATGTTGATGCGGATGAATCTATCCACAGTGTTCCAGAAGATGGTTCAGATGGTGATGCTGATGAATAAGGAATGCTAGGTTCATAAAGTGTTGATGCTGAAGTTTGTGTTAAATACAAAGAACTAGCATTTGATTGAGTTAAATATGATGCAGATGCTGTTGAAATATTAAGTTTTGATGCTAACTCACTTGTTACAGTTGTTGCAAAATTTTCATCATCTCCTAATGCTGCTGCTAGTTCATTTAGGGTATCTAAAGCACCAGGTGCACCTCCAACTAAATAATTAACTGCTGCTGCAGAGGCTGTTACTATTGTTGATGTTAAATCTATAACTGATAATTGTTCGTCTGTATATGATGCTGCTGCTGCAGATGCTGTTATGATTGTTGATGTTAAATCTATGTTAGATAGTTCTTGGTCTGTGTAGGCTACGGCTGCTGCAGAGGCTGCTTGAATAGCAGGAGTTAAGTCGGGGGTAGCATTGTCGGTATATGTCATTGCTTCTTGCATTACGTGTGCAGAAGCAGCATTTACCATAGTAATCATTTCTGATTCATTTACTATTTCAGTATCTGCTGTAAAAATCTTTGATAGTTCTCTTGAGTTTGACAATTTTTATTCCCCTCCCTTTATTATAACTTATTAAGTTAAGTACCTAATTATTACTATACCGCTACCGCCAGCACCAGCATAAAGATAAAGTCCACCAGTTCCACTATATCCTCCACCTCCACCACCACCACCAGTATTTACTGAACCATCAACATTTCCTTTTACTGTTGGAAAATATATATCTGAAGTTCCAGAACCACCAGTTCCTTGTCCTCCACCACCATTTCCACCAGAACCTGGAGTGTTTCCGCTAAGGTATCCACTTCCACCAGCAATACCACCACCACCACCACCAGCATAATATGTTGATGTTCCAGATATAGAACTTAATGCTCCTACTCCACCACTTCCACCAATAGTTCTTCCTCCACTAACTGTTTCTGCGGCACCGCCAGCACCTCCTCCACCACCACATGGGTAAGGATTTGATTGTGTTGTAGGAATTCCTCCACCATAACCTTGAACTGGACTTGTTGCAGGAGAACTAATTGTGCTGCTAAGTGAATCTGCAATGCTTTGATACCCTGTTCCTCCTCCAGAACCTCCATTTCCACCTTTGCCTGGACCACCTCCAAACCCACCACCAGTAGATGTTATTGAAAAAACTGAAGAATCTACACCTGATGTTCCATTTCCTGCAGAATTAATACTTCTTCCAGGACCTCCAGAACCAATAACAACGTTATATGTATTAGATGCAATTGTCGTGCTTCCAGTTCTAAAACCTCCAGCACCACCACCAGCACCGTAAGAACCTCCACCACCACCACCAGCAACAATTAGATATTCAACTAATAAAGAATCTAAAGCAACAAAAGAACCTGTTCCAGTAAATGTATGAATTGTATATGAACCAAATTGTGTAATATTTCCCCCAATTGCCTTTTGTTTAGTTAATCTAGGTTGCTTAAATAAATTTAATGCATAACTTTGCAATACTGGTGCAGATGCAGTAGAAGTATCAATCCAAATACGTCCATCTATATTTCCAGAACTAGGAGAAGCACTACTAATTACAATTCTATTATTTAATTCATTTACAGAAGCAGTTGATGCAGTTACAATAGCAGAAGATAAATCTATACCCGCTAATTCTGAATCAGTATAATTAACAGCAGCAGTTGATGCTGAAACAATTGCTGCAGAAAGATCTATAGTTAATAGTTCAGAATCTGTATATGCCACAGCGGCTGCTGAAGCAGTAATTATTGTATTAGTTAAATCTATATTAGATATTTCTTGGTCTGTGTATGCTACTGCTGCTGCAGATGCTGCTTGAATAGCGGGAGTTAAATCTGGAGTAGCGTTATCAGTATAAATATTTGCAGAAGATAATGCCGCTGCACTTGCGTTATTAATTGTTGTAAGAACACTTGAAGCAAAACTTTGATCATCATTTAATGCTGCTGCTAACTCATTTAAAGTATTTAATGCACCTGGTGCACCATCAATTAAATAATTAACTGCTGCAGCACTTGCTGTTTGAATAGTTGAAGATAAATCAATAACTGCTAACTCTGAATCTGCATAAGCAGCAGCCGCAGCCGAAGCGGTATTGATAGCAATATTTAATCTATCACTATTAACAATAGGACTATTAGCACTAAAAATGTTTGATATATCTCTTGTTCTACCCAATTTAAGCGGAAATTACTTCTTCCCATTCCCCCTTGTTATCATTCCAAATATAAAGTTTTTCGTCATTTGGATATGCTATTGGGGCTTCCCAATTACATGTATCTTCATTTAATATAAATTTGCTATAAGGCTTTGGGGGTATGAAAGCATCTTTTTCTTCATTATATGTATATCCAATACCAGCATAATTTTTTCTAATATTATAATTATATGAAGTTTGTTTCCATATACCTCCTAAAAGAGTGTTACAGAATGCAGCACCAACTGCTTCTGATTCATTACCTTCTGCGTCTTTACAATTATCATTATCAACAACAATTACTCTTTGTACAATGTTGTCTGCATTTATCTCTGCATAATGTGCCATATTTTATTACCTCCTTTTATATTATATATTATTAATATTTTATTATAATAATTCCACTACCACCGTTGCCACCTGGACCATCGCCAGGATATCCTCCAGCACCTCCACCTGAACCACTATTTATAGATGCCATTCCACCTTGACTTCCATCTGATCTCCCAGCACCGCCACCACCAGATCCTCCACTACTAGAACATCCGTTTGATCCTCCACCTCCACCACCTGCATATGTAACTGATGATCCACTTATTGAAAATACTCTTCCATTACCACCATTTGAATCACCAGCAGCAGCACCAGCACCACCACCTCCGCCACCTCTAGAATAACTTCCACAACTTGACCAAGCACTCTGTCCATTAAATCCTTGACCAGCAGTTCCTGACCCACCAGTTCTACCGTTGCCAGATCCACCACCACCAGAACCTCCTGAAAGAGAATTTACTTCCCAAGAAGATCCACCTCCTCCACCTATTGATATTAATGAAGAAAAACTTGAATTTCCACCACTATTTCCAGCAACATATCTAGTTGCTGCACCAGCACCACCTGATCCTACAGTTACTGAATAATTAGTTCCCCCACTTACGTTAAAGTTTGTTTGATATATATATCCACCAGCACCTCCACCACCACCCATCGTATTGCCACCTCCACCACCACCTGCTATAACTAATATTTCAGATAAACTACTAACTTCTTGTGGAGCAGACCAAGTTGTGGATGATAAAAATGTTTGTAAAATTGGAGACTTCACAGTAATGCTAAATGACCTATCACTAGAATTATTACCATTAGTTGCCCTTATAGAAAAAGAGTATGTTGTATCAGTAACAACTTGTGTTGGTGTTCCCGATAATAATCCATTAGATGATAAAGTTACACCAGATGGTAATGATCCAGAGATTAATGAATATGATAATGGAAAAGATAATGGATCTGATGCATTTATTTGATGATTAAAAGAACTTCTTGATCCATCGTAAACAGTTTTTATCAATCCAGATGCTGTTATCCACTGTGGTGTGGAAGTTGTTTTTCTTGAAATTTGACTATCTATACCTACAGTTCTAATTGAACTAATTGCCACTATGCGGTCACCTCAGCGTAGAAACCTGTAAAGCATACGCTGGCGGTTGAGGCATAAACTGATATAACATCTGTAGCACCCATACTCATACCTTGATTTATCATATATGTGTCATTACCAGCAATAGTTGCATCGTATATAATATAATGTTTATCTTCAATAGAAGCACCACTTGGTCTAAATGCAATTCTAAAAGTTGCACTTGAGGAAGATGTATTACAAATATTAATTGCAGAAAAAATTGATTGTGTGTCAGCAGGAACTGTATAAAGAGTAGTTAAAGTATTGGCTGTTGGTTCAACCTGAACTGGTGATTTATAATTATTTGCCATTTATATCCCCGCCGTAAAGAATGGATGGAGTCCTGCTTCTGATGCTCCAGATACAGCAATCCATGTAGTTCCATTATACACTTTTAATGATGGTGCTGCTGCATTTGTTGAGTCAATCCATAGTGTTCCAGCATTAGGTCCAGAAGGTGAAGCAGAAACATAAGGAATTTCTGGCTCATATAACACTGAAGCAGAACTTTGAGTTAAATATAAATCTAATATATCAGCGTTATCATTTAATGCCTCTGCTAGTTCATTAAGTGTATCTAATGCTGCAGGTGCACCGTCTACTAAGTAGGATACAGCAGCAGCCGAGGCGGTATTAATAATATCTTGTTTAGGACTATTTACCCATATAGAAGAAGCAGAATTATAAATTAAAATATCTTCATTAGATAAAGATGATAATGATATGTCATGAATATCTTCTAAATGCCCACCACTTGTTGGTCTTACAAATAAAATTCCTGTTGATTGGTGCCTAATTATAATAATAGCAACTACTATCTCATGTTGTGGTTTTACGTTTGTTAATTTTCCAGGTACTGTTGGGTGAACATAAAGTAAATCTCCAGCAGCCCATGTTTCATCTCCAACACTTATTGATGTTGATGAAGTTCCTCTTGTATCTAAATCTCTTACGTATCCAAAATGTTGTACAAAACCATTTACCCCACTTGATATCGATTCTGTGGCAAGACCCATAAATCTAACTTCTCTGACTGATCCATCTGCAACATATGGAGTAACTTGTATTCTTCCACTTGGCTCAACACCAGATGCATAAAGTGCAGTTCCTTTTCCTATTGTAGAACCAGTTGAGTTTCTGACTCTAAAAACTGACTCTTCTCCAAGGTGTATATGTTTTCCTGAAGATAAACCTAAGTTTAAAGTT